AGCGGGATTGGTTACACGTTCTCCTCCCCCTTCGGTAGTGGAGATCCGTTTTTTCGTCCAACATTAATGCTGGGGTCTTTGGTTGCGCTTATTCACCTAGTTGCCGCTGCATGGGCTTTCGATAAACTCAGTTAAAATAACAACATGAATAAACAAATATCATATAAACACGACGCTAGGATGAAGATTAAGGCCGGAATAGACAAGGCTGCTGAAGCGGTTAAGCCGACATTGGGGGTTATAGGACTTACTGCGATGATTGAGTTTCCCGGATTAGAACCCATAGAGTGCGATGATGGGGTTACTATCCTGAAGAATCTTGAGTTTGCGGATAAATACGAGAACTTGGGGCTTTCTAAGATAAGAACCGCGTCGGTTAGAACCAGCACAGAGGGTGGAGACGGGACTGCTACGACAGCCGTGCTTACTGACGAGCTTATAAACGCTGCATTTAAAGAGATTTCTAACGACAGCTCCAAGATCAGAGAGGTCAGAGAACGATTACAGGGTGGGTTAGAGGAGATTATGGGACAATTAGGACAAGTGAAGCGTGATGTCACCAAAGAAGAGGTAGAGAAGATTGCTCGCATCTCTTCATTAGACGAAGAAGTAGCTAAGCTTATCGCTGAGATTATAGAAGAAGTGGGTGTTAACGGGGTTGTGACAGTCGAGAAAGGTGCTCAGCTTGGCTATTCTAAAGAAATCGTTAAGGGTGTTCGCTTTGATAGCGGGCTTATATCGCCTTATTTTATAAACGAACCAGAGACCAACAGCACGGTGTTAAATGATCCGCATATTATATTGATTGATCGGGTTGTTTCTACGAATGAACAGATACTCGGATTGATAAACTCGATAGGAACTGGAAGCGACATACTCATTATTGCAGATGATGTACAGTCGGTTGCACTCGGAACGCTGGCACAGAATGCCGCAAACAAGATAGCCAACATAGCGTGTGTTAAGAATCCGTATTCTGCTTCGAGAGCGAGAGAGTTTTTAACTGATATATCGTGTTTAACGGGGGCTACTGTATTAAGCGAGGAGAAAGGAATGAAGCTTGATGAAGCAACAAAAGAGGTGTGTGGACGAGCTGAGAAGGTTGTTGTTACCAGAGACAACACCACTTTAATAGGTGGAAAAGAGTCTGAGGCACTAAAACACAGGATTAAGAATATAACCCACGAGATTAAAGAGACCACCAGCGAGTACGATAAAGAAATATTAAAGGACCGATTGGCTCAGTTGACTGGTGGAATAGGGGTTATTAGAGTGGGCAGCTACACTGACAATGAATTTAACGCAAAGAAATATAAGTTCGTTAATGCTATAAACGCAACCCAGGCTTCTTTACAGGAAGGGATTGTCCCAGGTGGTGGAGTTGCGTTGGCTAAGATAAGCATAGAAGACCCATTGTTTGATGACTTTTTGGTAGCACCGTTGAAACAGATGGCTATAAACGCAGGGATGGATTTTTATAAGGTTGTTAATGACGTGCGGGAAGGAAAGGAAGGGTGGGGATATGACTTCAGAAGCAAAGACATGGTTAATATGATTGGCTCTGGGATTATTGATCCATTTAAGGTAACCAGATTGGCGGTTGAGAGTGCAGTGGCAGTTGCTTCTTCGCTTTGTGCTATTGACGTGGCCATTGTAAACGAAGATGAAACAGAAGAATAAACAGTATTATTCGATACTTCAGTGGATCACCGAGACCGGTATTGTAGACGAAAAGGGTGATCCCTTTAGTTTTTATGATAGACCATGGCTGTTGGATATATTATGTGACTGGAACCCGAAGATTGTTTTAACGGCGTGCGCACAGGTGGGGAAAAGCGTTACGTTCTCGGTTAAATCTCTGTTCGCATTAAAACATCTTCATTTCAATATAATATACACAATGGCCTCGGATTCTGATGTTAATGAGTTTGTTTCTTCTAAGTTCAACAAGATAGTGGACGCAAATAAACATGAGTTCCTTGGGATGCCTACCGATAATGTCGGCTTAAAGGAGCTAAATAATAGGTTTCTCTTCTTTAAGGGTACGATTGGAAAAACTTCTGCTATCTCTACTACCGCTGATTTGTTGGTACATGACGAGATCTCACGATCAGACCAGTTAGCCATCGAGACGTATAAATCAAGAACGAAGGCCAGTAAATACAAAGGACGATGGTTGTTCTCTAATCCTGGCGCAGAGAGAGATGAACTCGATCTACAGTGGCAGGTGTCGGATCAGAAGGAATGGATAATTACTTGCCCGAATTGTAAGGACGAGCACGAGCTAACATTCCCTGATTCTATAGACATGGAGAAGCTGTGCTATATCTGCAAGGCTTGTAAGGAGCCTATCTCTGATGACGTAAGACGCGGTGGTGAGTGGGTTGCTCAACAGCCAGGAAGCAAGGTTAGTGGCTACCATATCTCGCATTTGATGTGTTGTTGGATTAGCGCAGAAGAAGTGGTGGAGGACTCTAAGGGCGATCCAGCGTATTTCAATAACTTTGTTCTTGGTAAAGCATATAGTCCTGGTGATTTATCTATATCTAAAACAACGATATTGGACCTATGGACTCCGAAAGACCTGAACGTTGGCGAAATATACTTGGGGGTTGATGTCGGGAACATAAAGTATTTTGTAGTGAGGAGCCGTAAGGGGTTGTTGAAGGTTGGGAGATTCTCTGCTTGGAGTGAGCTGGACGATATTATCAGAGTATGGAAGCCAACAGCAGGGGTTATTGATGCGATGCCAGACAATACAGCGGCAAAGCATTACGTGGATGCGTATCCATTTATGCAGATGAGTTACTTCATGGAGAACTCTAATAACCCGCAGATAATCTTATGGTGGGGTGAGAATGACAAGAAGGGGATAGTATATTCACACAGAGATCGTATCCTAGACAGGATGTTTACTGATATGATTGAGGCAGAGTGGCTGATAGGGGTTGAGACTGATGATATGTTTAGACTTTATATAAAGCATTACGAGACGATGCGGCGCGCTAAGATCGTTAACAATAAAGGCATTGAGCGCTACGTATGGGACTCTACTACCGGAGAAGATCATTTTGTATTCGCTGATTTGTACTCTTACCTCGCAATGAAGGGCGGCGGGGATGGAGAGTTCTACAAACCAGAAACTCAAGATGATATTCCGAGCGTATTGGGGGCTGATAATGTATATGACGTATCCCAGCAGTTTAAACAAAGCAACTATGAGTAATAAAACGGCGGTATATCTTAGCGAAGAAGAAGCAAAAGAGTTTATTGAGTTCTGTAAATATAAATCAGAACTCTTGAGTAACGAGATTATATGGAAGGATCTGAAAGTCTTTTGTGAAGATCTTTCATACGGGGGATTTAACCTCGTTGTTAAGGACGGTTTGCCATTTAAGGCTACTCATCCTATTAAAACAATTATATTTGGGATAGAGTAATTTGTACTTGAAGATAAATCATGATATACTAGAGTAAATATTATAAGACTTAGGGGAAAAACCCATGAGTTATTGTTATACACACCTTTTTTGGTGTGTGGCGATAGCTCGTTTTTTTATGAAAATAAATATTCAAGAACTCAATGACACTCAAAAAAAGGCGCTGATTGAAAATAGATGGAAGTCTTCTGATGAGGTCTGGGAAACAGTAGACAAGGTCTATACTCACAATACCGCCGTGTATGCTAATAAGGCTAGTTGGGTAGATAACCTTCCTTTCGTTAGAAAGAAATGGGTGGTACACGCTAACCGTATTTTTGTTAATATGGAGGCGGTTATTAATTCGTTGATTGCAAATCCTCCTGGAATAAATATCCTTCCAGCGAGAGACGGAGAGGTGGCACAAGAATTTGCACGTAAGCTAGAGTCGTTTTTCCGAAAGAAATATCAAGACTTGAATTTGAAAGAGACATTTAGGATGGCATTTAGAAACCTTTACTTTGGAAGGTTGTTTGTGATTAAAGCGTTTTGGAATCCGATGATAAATGACTTCGACTTTAGATCGGTTGATCCACGGAATGTTAGGTTTGGTAAATACGCAAAGAATGAGCAGTCGAGTGAGTTTGTTGTAGAGTTGATAGAAGACAATTTGTTTGCTCTTACTGAGCGGTTCCCTAAGAAGAAAGAAGAGTTGATGAAGAAGTATGGGATAAAAAGTGATTCTGATCTTTATATAAAGAACCCCGATGTTAAGTACAAAGAAGCCTGGATTGGTGATTATGTAATTTTTAAACTAGAAGATATAATTTTGGATTGTATTAAAAATCCTTACTGGGATTGGGATGGAGTTCTTGTAACAGAGGAAGAAGAAAAACAACTAGAAGGCGAGAATGGCAAGCCAGGGATTGAGGGAGAGCAGAGGAGAAACCTATTACAAAAGATAAAACTAGAGCAAGACTCAAGGAAGGAAGCTAAAGAAGCGGCGGGATTGCCGGCTGATGCTGATCGAACGATTCCGGAAGGAGAGAAAGAAACTCCGAAGGGACTTAGGCCGTATTTCTTTAATCATTTTGATAGGCCAAGAAAACCATATATCTTTGGTACGGTATTTAATAACGAGAACACCCCGATTGGAAGAACAGATATGATTGTGCTTTCCTCTGAATTACAAAGAGGGATAGATAAACGAAAGATGGATATAGACGAGAACGCTGAGCTAGTTAACGGGATAGTGAAGGTTGATGCTTCGGTTATGGGTAAGTCTGATGCCCAACGTATTAGATTTGAAACACGAGGAATTATTTGGGGTAAGGGAGTTAATACTGGTGTAACTAGAGAGGTTGGGAGTGCGCTTCCTGATATGGTGTTTAAGGATATGCAAGACAGCAGATCCGAGATTGATAACATCATGGCAGCCACCAGCGCATTTAGAGGCGAACGAGAAGGCCAAGAGACAAAAGCAGGAAGACTTGCTCTTATACAGCAATCATTCTTGAGATTAAATGAGCTGGTTCAATTAGGAGACTACGCTGCTAAAGAGGTGTTTGACTGGGGGATGCAGCTTGCCAAGACCAGATATACCGAATATCACTACGCTAAATGGATGGGCAAAGAAGGAGCAAGAGAGGTGATAGAGCTTATTCAGGATGACTTTGAGAGTGGATCTGAGGTTAAGATAATCGCTGGAAAGTCGTTGCCAGTTGATGATGAATTCAAATTTGAACAGGCACAGAACGATGTTAAGGACGAAATTATCTCTCCGGCTGATTATTTAGAA